ATGCCTTTAGAAGATTTTAATAAAATTATATCTGAAATACATGGCGACAACGACATATATGAGGCAGAGCATAAGATAGCTGTAAGGATTATAGAGGGTATCTTAAACAAACCCAAAGTGGAGAGTATGGATTAAGAATAGTATTATATATAGTGTTATAGTATTATGAATACATATGCGATATACGTAGAGGTGTATCTTAATAAGTATAGTATTATACATAGTATGTAATGGAGACAATTCAGAGACCTCGGGGTAAGTTCACTGGTACTTGGACTGTTTACACTAAAGATGAAGCAGACGAGCAAGGAATTGCCTATAAGCATTGGAGCAAGGCGAATCCTGGGGAAATGGCTCTTTCTGATGATGGATATGTAGGAGAATGTCTCTTTAGAAAGGAGCACAAAGACAAGAGAAACAGGGTAAGAATTATTATAAAGACCTGTTATGGTGTACAGTGGTATCCTGGTTCTTCAAAGCTGCTGTTTGAGCCGAACAGGGCTGCACACAGATATTGTTACATAAAACCTCGTGACTGGGCTGAGCAGGAGGCGAACAAGACACGCACCAAAACCACTGTAATGGCATATGTAACACAGCTTTTGAGTAACAATCAGATAGATTGGGATCTTTTAGGCCGTATATACAGACCTGATCAGTTAATACCAAAAGCCACTGTAAGGAGATTATTCAAGGAGGAGCGAATAATGGAAATGGTAGAAGAGAAGCTAAAGGAAGTTTTATCAAAGAATGGCGTTAATCAGGACTATGTGATCAAAACTGTCCTAGAGGCAATAGACATTGCTAGGGGAAAAGGCGATGTGAGCGGTATTCTTCGAGCTACCGAAAATTTTATGGATCTATTAGAGATGAAACCCTCTAAGAAAGTCATTACCGATACTATTGAGATCGATATGACTAGACAGATAGCCGATAAAATAGCGACAGAGGAGAATAAGCTAAAACTTGGACAGCGAGTCGAGCAGAATGAGCCAAGACAACCTTGACGCATTATATAACGGTACCGATACGTTGTCAATAGCTCTTGCACAGTTAGAAATAGCACTTTCTGCATTAGAAAGGATTGCAACTTCTGATGAAAACCTTCCTTTCTGGCTAAATAGGCTGGCAGAAAGCGCATTATCACGAATTGACGGTGTTCAGGCTTCTTCAACATTGGATGACTACTAAAATGCGTTATCCAGGCCCCGATGCCAGCTGGTGGAAGATGGTTAAGTACCTTATTTACCTCGAACCAGACTTTAAGACACTTATAATCGTATTATTCAAGATGACATGGAAGAAGATAAAAGAGCTATTCTACAGAAACTAGAGAACGACATGGTGCTTTTTGGTAGGATCGCAGTGCCTAACATGTTTGTAGCTCCTTCTCCGAAATTTCACTATGAAATAGCCGATGTTCTTATGGATAAGAGTAACGGTCAGGTAAATATCATAGCTCCTAGGGGTCATGCGAAAAGCTCCATCGTTGGGGGGATATTCCCACTTTATCATCTGCTATTCGATAAAGGGAAAAAACTTATAGTTCTTGTCAGTAGGACACAAGACCACGCTGTAAAACTTCTAGGAACAATAAAAGACACATTTGACTATTCTAAGGAGTTCAGGTCTCTCTTTGGCTATTGGGGAATGCATTCAGCAAAGATATGGACTAGAGCTGAAGTAGAGCTAAAGGATGGCTCAGTTATTGTCTGTAAGGGTACAGGACAGCAATTAAGGGGAATAAAGGTCGGTAACCAGCGTCCTACCTTAATTATCGTAGACGATCCTGAAGATGAGAACAACACTAAGACTGCAGAAGCGATGGAACAGAATCTTAGGTGGCTCTTACAGTCAGCAGTTCCATCTTTAGACCCTTCTAAAGGAAGAATAGCTATTATTGGAACTCCCCAGCATCAGAGATGTATGGTTGAAACTCTTAAAGAGATGAATGGATGGACTAATATGCATTTTGCCCCTGATCTTGACAAAGGGATTGCATTATGGGAAGAATGGCACCCAATAGAGAAGCTAAAAAAGAAGAAAGATGAATTAGCCTCTATTAATCGTGTGTCTGTCTTTTATAGAGAATACCTATGTCAGATAGTAGGTGATGAGGATCAGCTCTTCAAGGAAGAGTATCTTCAGTACTATGATGCTGAATTCTTCCTGGATGCTGAGAATAAGGCATTCATGAGGTTTGCTGACGATGAGGATAGGCCTGTTAATGTCTTTATGGGTGTAGATCCAGCCTCATCTACTCGTAGAACAGCAGATTATTCGACAATAGTCGCTGTAGCTATCGATAATAGTAACAATAGGTATGTTTTGCCTTACTACCGTAAACGTGCTACTCCCCTAGATTTAGCGGAATCCATCATAGATTACTACAATACCTATAAACCTCAGAAGACTAGGATCGAATCAGTTGGCTATCAGGAGATGCTTAGGGAATATCTGAGAAGACGATGCGATGAAGAAGGGCTGTTTATACCAGGATTGGAAATTAAGGAGCGACCTAGGACCGCAAAAAGCTACAGATTAGAAACCATGCAGCCGTTTATGGCTCAGAAGAAGCTATATATACAAAAAGACATGCAGGAGCTAAAAGATGAGCTCTTATTGTATCCCAGAGGTAGAAATGACGATTTACTAGATGGTCTGTACTATGCTACTAAAAATGTCTATTCTCCCTATCACACCGAAATATCTGAGGAAAAGGTCAAAATTATCCGTAAAAAGAAGGAACGTACTTCAGATTGGCTCATTGCATGAAACTTTATCAATATTTATGCGTAAAATTGCACGTTCATGAACCTTAATTATATGGAGTGTTATGCCAGCTAAAGACCCATCCGTACAATTAACACAAGATTTACTACAGGAATACTCTTCGGCTCGTTCTGCGTGGTTTAAACAGGCCTCGGAGGATAATGAATTTCGTGCTGGCAAGCAATGGTCTACTAAACAGGTTAATTCTCTTAGAGACCGCAATCAAGAGCCTGTAGTAGTCAATGTTATCCTTCCAGCAGTAGAGCAGGCAAAAGCCCTTCTAACTGCGAATAAACCACGTTTCCAGGCCACTGCACGTGAAAATTCCGATATTAAGACTGCGAAGGCCTTTTCTGACCTTATGACCTATATTTGGGACAACTCTAGCGGTAATATGGAATTAAAGCAGGCAATAGACGATTATTATGTCAAAGGCATGGGGGCTCTAATGGCTTATTACGATCCTCATGAAGATTTTGGTAAGGGTGAAATATTCCTACGTTCTATTAATCCTTTTGATCTATATCTAGATCCTAGCTGTAAAAGTCCTTTCGCAAGTGATTCTACACATATGATTGTAGCTAAACGTATAATGCGTTCTCAGCTTAAGAATCTTTATCCAGATTATGCAGACATCATAGATAGAGCCCAAGAGACTAGTTATATAGCTGGCTCCTCTACCTCGCGGTTTGGGCTCTTTGATGAACAGTTATCACCACAGGATATCTCTCAAAGACAGCGTGTTGCTGATAATGACGTAGAATTAGAGGTTATGGATAGATATACTAAAATTAGAAAACCTCTTTGGCATTGCTATGATCCATATAGCAATGAAGAGAAAATACTTACAGATAGACAATATGAGGCTTATTTAGAAGAGCCCGCCTTTATTGTCACTACTCCTGATGGGAAAGAAGAGATTATTACTGAAAAGAATCAAGTAGCAAACCTTTTAGGTATTTATGACTCTATGGGTATGGTCTTTCATACTGAAATAGACGAAGCATCTGGACAACAGGTAACATTACCTGGTGAGGATCCAAATGGTCAAACAACTGTTTCTATACAGGGGATCACTAAGAAACTGCTCGAAAAACGCAAGGAGATCGTCTGCAATAATGTACTGCTCAATAGGATAGTACACATGCTGTGTGTTGGCGATGAGCGTCTATATGAACATGAACTTCCTGTTGATACATATCCAATAGTTACGCTTATGAATGGTTTCCATAGAAATCCCTATCCGCAAAGCGATGTTCGTATAGTCAGGGGACTACAAGAATATATTAATAAAATACGTTCTCTTATTGTAGCACATGCGTCTAGTTCTACGAATGTTAAGCTTCTTATACCTAGAGGATCCATGGATAAACAAAGATTGGAAGAAGAATGGGCTAGAGCGGGTACTGCTGTCATCGAATTTGATCCAGAACTTGGCCAACCTATCGTAGCAGGCCCTGTTCCCCTCCCTAATGAACTTTATAAGAATGAGGCAGATGCAAAGGCAGATGTTGAACGAATTCTTGGTATATATGCTATGATGCAGGGGCAAGCAGAAGGAGCTCCTCAAACCTATAAGGGCACTATTGCCCTCGATGAATATGGGCAGCGTCGTATTAAATCTAAGCGTGATGATATCGAAGACGGAGTAAACCAGCTAGCTAAGGTAATAGTTCAAATGATTCAGACCTATTATACAGAGACGAAGATAGTACGCCTTATAAATCCTAACATGGCTCCCTCAGAAATTTCTATAAACTATAATCTTCACGATCAGCTTACAGGTGAAGTTATAGAAAAGATTAATGACGTTACTACTGGTAAATACGATGTAATAGTCATTACAGGATCAACATTACCATCTAATCGTTGGGCAAGGTTTGAATATTACATGCAGCTATATCAGACAGGTATTATTGATCAGATAGAGGTACTAAAACAAACAGATGTAGCTGACGTTGAGGGTGTCCTTAAACGCAAGGATATGATCATGCAGCTACAAGGACAACTACAGCAGGCAGGCGAAGAGATAAAGAAACTAAAAGGAGATTTACAGACTGCTCAACGAGAAAGTATGCACGACAAGAAACGTGTGGAAGTAAAAGAATTTGAAAAGAAGCTGGCCAAGGCTGAGGCAAAAGCAGAAATGACCTCATCTTTATTTCAAGCTAGGGCTGGAGATGAACTAAAAAAGCTAAAGGAAGAAACTAAAGCTGCTGAGAAAGAAGCCAAAAGGATAACACCACTATGAACCCACTATTTGCGTTAATGGCAAAGAATACCCAAGAACAAAGTGACCCTTATTATGAACAAAGTGACCCTTATTATGAAACAGGGCTTAATGCTCCAGGCATGAGAGGATCTGATCCATCTATGGATTATAATTCTTTAATGCTTAATCCCCCGCCATATTCAAGGGGGATAGCTGGAAACATAACTTCGACTGAAGATATGACTCCTTTTGATTATGATGCACTGGTGAAACAAAGACAGGCTCAGAATCTTATTGATAATCCAAATATGGATGAGTGGCCCATAGATCCTAGATTAGCTGCGAGACAAAGAGCATCAGAAAGAAGAGAGGCTAGTAGACTAAAAGCATTAAATAGAAGAGGAGCCAGTAGACAAAGAGCAACAGATAGAAGAGAGGCTAGTATAGATAGACTCTCAGAAAGACAAGCTCTTAGCGATCAGCGTCGTGTACAAAGGCAAGTCGAAATGGAAGATACAAGAAATCGTGCGTCTAGTAGAAGAGAATTAAAAGTTCAGGAAGCTGCTGAGAATAGGGCTGCAGCTAAAATACGTGCATTAAGCCGTATGCCAGGTATAGCTAGTAGTATGGGTCCACGTGTACCAAATTTTGCACCAGAGAAAATAGAACAAGTATATGATCCACTGGCTTTAAGAGACAGATGGAGAGATAATAAGGGTCTATTTCAAGGTGGCCGAGAAGGAAGGTTATTTGGCAGAGCTAGAGATTGGGTAGAAGATAGGTTTTAAATAAGATGAAAATTATTAGTGAAAGGTTGTTGCTGTGGTAGTAACTACAAATAACCAAGGAGAGTAAAATGGATGCACAATTAGAGACACGTGATGCCGCTGAGTTCCCGATAGAAGATACACAGATACCTACTGAAGGTATAGATATCCAGGCTGAGAGCATTGATGAATTCGATGTTACAGGGGGCTTTGGTACGATCACGGAAGAGTCTATTGCTGCGGGTGATGAACTAGAACCGCAAATAGGCGACGATTCCCAGCCTAAAGACGATCCTCGTCGACATGAATTTTGGCAAAGTAAGCATGATAAGCTGTCGAATGAGAAGAGCGATTTGCAAAGACAGGTGTCATTTTATGAGAATACAATGGCACCATTAGAACATGCCCTTCAACAAAATCCAGATATTATGGATATGTTGGAACAGCGTGTTACAGGGCAATCGCAATCATTCTCCAATAGCCAACCTCAGGGTAATCAACAAATGAACCCTGAAGACCTATCGAAGATGCCAATACAGCCTACTAAACCGTCAAGTTATAACGAGGTAGACGCATATAGTGACCCAGAAAGTGAGTCCTTTAAGTATAACGCAAACATGCAGGGTTATCTTGTTGATAAAATAGCCGCTCTTGAACATGCGGATATTCAGCGAGAGAACGCATATCGTATGCAAGCTCAACAGCAGCGTACTGATGCTATTATTTCTAATGCAAGAACCTCTGCTCAGTCTTTTGGTGCTACTCAGAGTGAGGCCAATGAATTCGTTCAATGGCTATCAAATCCCGCTGAGGTAACACCAGAAAACATGTATCGCGTTTATAAATCTTTAAAGGGGGCTCCCACCCAAAGAAAGACCGAAGATAGAAAACGTCAGATGATGGATCAGCAGGAGCGTCTAAAGGCGCCCACACCTGCAGCTGTTCAAACTGGACAGTCTCCGTCTCCTAAATCTGCGGAAGATCTCTTCAACGATGGGTTACTAAATTATAAACGATAGAATAGGAGGGATTAGCAATGGCTGTTAAAACCCTAGGTACAGGAGGCTCGACTGGTATATTATACCTGGACAGGCGTGACTTCTACATTGATCCACAGGTTGTAAAAGAGTTGTGGACAGATGTAGCTCCTTTTACAACTGTATTATCTAATAGAGAGACAAGAAGCTTAAATGATCCTATTTTTAAGATGTTTGAGCATCGTAATCCTTGGGTAGTCCAGAAAATCCAGCTATCGGGGGCGGTTTCCGACTTACTAGCTAATGGGACAGCACAAGATCTCCCAGCAGTAGAAGCAACAATCGGCCTTGAAGGTGGTGATGGTTTAAACACAACAGAGTACAGCTCATGGGCTGGACTTATTTGTGAGGTATGGGCATCAGGTGCTGTCTGGAATGGTGCTGGGGGTGGTGATATTACTGGCACAAGTTCAAAAGGTAGCGTACTGATAAGAGAAGGCTCTAATTCCGATTTCGAGATCTGTAACTTATCAGGTACTGATTTTGATATAGCAGCACATGACTGGTTAGTAGTGATAGGTAACGCACACGGCGAAGGAACAGAAGCGCCTGAAGCGTGGGCTGACGAACTGCAGGTTGTCTATAACTCGACTCAGATTTTCAAGACACCTCTTGAAATTACTGGTACGCTGTTACAGGCTTCTCTCAGAGGAGAAAGCTCAGAACTTGCTCGTCTTCGTTCACAGAAAAGCATGGAACACAAAATGCAGAAAGAACGTGCATTTTTGTTCGGCCAAAGGGTAGGAGGGACTAACCTAGACCAATCTGGAGAGTCTTTTGGTGATGACGGCGTAGATGACGGTGGCGGTAAGAAAGTACGGACTACATATGGTATGGTATCAGCACTAAATAAATACGGTGCTTCTTCTGGTGATGATCAATCAGTATTTACTATCTCAGAAGCTTCATACTCCTATAGTGATTTCGTAGATGACATGGAGAAGGTATTCCAGTATGTTCCAGATTCTGGAGTAAAACGTGCCTTCTGCGGATCTGGTGCATTAAGCTACTGGTCGAAAATGGCTGGTTCTGAGGGTATGGCTGGTAATTCAGGCTGGACAGTTAATCTGGGCGACATGAAACGTGATTCACTAGGCTTTAACTATAAAGTCTTAGAAACACCTCATGGCGTACTCCAGTTAATACCAACGCCTGCGTTAAGAGGCCCTTACAATGGCTACATGTTGGTTATCGAAGATGGTAACATGTTCCATGCTCAGTACCGTTCACCCATGTTCCAGGCTAATGTGAAGAGTGATAACGCATATGATGGTGTCAAAGATCAGTATTTCTCTGATGAAGGCATCGGAATCTCGCTTATCGAATCGCATAACTTGATGAAAGTCACAGCATAAGGAGGCTAAATCATGGCTAGACCTTATTTTGGCGGAACAAGCGCAGCCGTAAGGGATGTAACATCTAGTGCAACATTAGGTATGGCTGATAGTGGAAAAACTATCATACTAGATGGTAGTGGTGTCGAAGACGCAGCATTGGTGGTGACATTACCAGCTGCCGCAAATAAAGGATGTGAATATTCCTTTATCTTAAAGGCAATCGGAAATGAAGCAACAGAGGATGTGGACATAGTACGAGCGTCAGCAAGTGATAGTTTTGTTGGCTATATTGTCTCTGCAAGCGATCCTGTCGTAATCGCATCAGCAAGTACCTCAAATACTAGGATACGATTTGATCAAAGTGAGGGTGCTGACGCAGGTGATTGGGTCCATCTAATTAGTGACGGTTCAAGATGGCATGTCTATGGCGTATGTAGCGCTCAAACTTCCTCTACTCCAGTAGTGAAGCTCATCGATTCTTAGACAATGAGTATCTGATTATAGCAGAGCTAGAGGCAGGTCTTAATATGGCCTGCCTCAAACCTGCTTTTAAATTAAGGAAAGATTAGTATGGCAATAGCAGTTACATATCAAACACGTATAGAGGAACTCATAGGTAGCCTTAGCGATACAGCCGCAATAAGTAACGCTTTAAAAGACATTGCGAGAGAAATTATAAATACACTTCACCCGTTACTTTTAGAGTCAATGACTTACAAAAGAGAAGACACAAATGGTAATGGCGTTTTGCTGGGAGGTTCTAGTAAGATACTGTATGCGGATAAAGATGGCTATGAAGCACATCAGGTACATGCAAAATCTAGAGAAAGATACGAGGATAGTAACTCCCTATTTAAGGCAACCGCTAAAAGTCCTGTATTTTACGTATATGGTGACAAAGGATATGTAATACCAGATGGGGGTAATCTTTATACTGTCTATTATCCCTCAATTGCATATGATGATAACTATGGGGTGTACGCTAGCGGAACAGCTGGAGCACCAAATGTAGTAATTGAAGAAATGGAACCATTAATAGTATTAGGGGCTGCTGTTAGACTACGTATGCTCCAATTAATTGAGAAACGTGCAGATTTCCCTATTACTCTTGTAATAGCCGCTAGCCCACCTGATGTTCCTGGTATTACTATACCAGAAATAGATACTACAAATTGGTCAGCACCCGAATATAATGTTGATGTAGCAGCTGCTGAGTTTACTCAACTAGCCACTCTTATAGATACTGAAGAAGATGTTGAGCTGGCAATGGCTAAAATACAAGAGATATCAGCAATTATACAGAATGAGCTAAACGAGTTTAATGAAGTGAATACAGCATATCAAGCTTACATAGCTAAAGCTGTACAAGACGCTCAGTTTGTGTCAGCTGCAGAATCACAAGATATACAAAGATATGGTGCACAACTACAAGCTTATCAAGCAGATATTCAGAAAGAAGTAACAGCATTTACAAGTAACCTACAAATGGAAGGCGGAGAGCATAGTGCCATGATGCAGGAAATGCAAGCACTTCAAGCTCAATATCAATTTGGTTTAAGCACTCTTACAGGAGCAGCACAATAGAATGATTGCCGCATATAGATATAAAAGAAATCCAGAATTTCGTGACTCTGAAAGAAAAGCATATCTTAAAGATAGAGAGTATTGGGACTCATATCAGGGTAATGACTATGTAGATAAAGTAAGAGCTGATATAATAGAATCTGAACAACAAAAGGACAGGTTTGGACATGGAACTGATCAGAGACAAATAATAGAAGCAAGTGTGAAACTTATAAATGAGTTCATGCCTGAAATAGATAAAGAACTTAGAAAGGCTTTTGTAGAAGGCGATCTTCAAACTAAGGCTCAACTTTTACAAGAACATGCTAATGATACTGATGATAGACTATGGAGATCAAATGAGTGGATGTTTTTAGAACAAGCTCTTGGGAAATAATACAATAAAGGGATAAAGTTATGATGCCACAATTAATGATGTTATTAAGCAAAGCAGGTAAACTTGCAAGCAAAGCTGCAAATTACGGAGGCGCGTATAGCGCCAGAAACATTGGATCATACGGCGCAAAAAGGGCTGGAGAGATGTATGCTAAAAACCCTAGAGCATTTCAAATCGGAGGCGCTGCATTAGGAGGGGCCGCATTAGGAAGTATGGCGGGAACAGCGTCAGACATAGATCGGTCATTCAGGGAGGGGGTGAGAGATCGATTTGGACATGGTGTTGAATCTAGGAGTGATGGCATGTCTGATAAACAAGTAATGGATACACTAGAGGCTGCTGCAAGATACCTACAAAAAGGTGAAGAAATTCCCAATGAAATATTAGAATCATTAATGGGTCTAAACCCTAATGATTTTTCACAAGATGCTGGAAGTAGCTTAGCTGCCTTTCAATCGTACGTAGCACCTCAAGAAGATCCTCGCCACGTTATGTATTAAAATAGGATTAAAGATATGAAACAACAAGAAATGATAGAAGCCGTTCAACAGCATCATCCAATGATAGGGGAAACACAAATAAGATTATGGCTTAATGACGCTATAAGGGAATTTTGTAGAAAGACTAGATGTATTAAAGCTGTCTATCAGTTTGACACAACAACAGACACAAGATGGTATGGATTAGAAGATGAAATACTTGAAGTTACAGATGTTGACTTCGACGGTTATCGAATACCGAGACTAGTCGGAACACCTGAAAAGAAGGATCTAACATAATGGCAAAATCTTATACTAAACCAGAAGTATGGTGGACTGATAGACTTAGCATTGCTATTGCATCACAGTCTGGGGATACATTTTCAGGCCCTGCGGGGTCTAAGCAGGTTACACTGTACGTTATCAAGAGATGCGATCTTTTTACTGATGACCTTACTGAGGACTTAGCAGATTCTGGGCTTTTAGAAGAGTTTCATGATGCTATTGTCTCTAAAGGCATAGGGCGTGGCTATGAGATGTCTAATCCCCAATTGGCTGCATTTTGGGAGATGAAATACCACCAAAAACAATTAGATGGTAAAAGATATGCAAATGTGGGAGAAGATGGAAGTGGTACATGGTTATAGGACAGGATTTCTAATGAATGAAATAACTCCAGTTGCTGAACAAGCGATGACCGAATATATTCATGGCAGACTTGAAGGCACATGGTCAGATATAGAAGCAAAATGGAACGACATTAGCAATGAATGGGATCATAGCTTTTATCAAATATTCACTAGCCTTGTAGTTCCAGAGCAATCAATGACTGAGTTTATTTTCACATAACATAATATGAAGGAGAGATTATGCCAGGATTAGCAAATATAGTTGTTAAGGATAGTTACAAGAGCCTTCTTCGTGTAGACAACAATACTAGTGGGATAACTGGTACAGCTCAACAGGTATATGATGGGGAAGGGACATCGTGCCCACTTTATCTGGGGTCATCATCTGTTGATATTTATGGGCTATTAACAGTCGGTATAAATGGTACTGGCTATGATGTCAAGTTCTATGGAGCTACGACTGACAAATATATGCTCTGGGACGAATCAGAGGATGAGCTAGTTGTTGAAGGAAGCATAAGTGCAAGTGGTGATCTCGACATAGGAGGTGATCTTGTCGTAGCGGGAGAGAGCACGTTTTCTAGCGATAGTGTATATCTTAAAAATGATGGATACAACTCAGGTACACCAGTAAAAGCATTATCATTAAATACATCAGATGGGGCAATTAAAATAGCAGGTGTTGAAGTGAAGACAACTGGAGTATTAAAACTTAAGACACTAACTCAAGCTGCTCAAGAAGCATTAACACCAGCTATTGGTGACGTTGTTATGAGAACAGATGGTATGTCACTTAAAACAGAGCCTTTTCTGTACGGTGACTAGATGACGAGATTAAGAGAGAGATTTGAATCACGGGACAATGAAGATATGTTCGACATTAAAGAATTAGGATATCTACTTCAATTAGTTGATAGTGGGAATCATAGTGGGCTTATGTTGGAGCTAGCCCTTAGTGTAAAACACAAGCTCCAGGGTAGAATACAATCAATAATGAAAAATAAGGAAGAAATATAATGGCTGGTTGGAAAAAGTTACTCACAAGCGGAGACATTGTTAATGCTGACCTTTCTGGTTCTGCTGGGATTACAAGCGCTAATATAGCAGACGGAACTATCGACGCAGCTGCTCTAGGAGCTGATTGTGTGACAGCCGCAAAGATTGGTGACGATGTTATTAATAGCGAACATTACGCAGCAGGAAGTATCGACAATGAACACTTAGCAGCAAACAGTGTGGACTCGGCTCAATATGTAGATGACTCTATTGATAATGCTCACATAGCAGATGATGCTGTCGAGGGCGATCAAATACGTTCTGGGCAAGTATCTGGTGACCATTTAGCTGCAGATTGTATTACTGCAGCTAAGATAGCAGATAATGCTATCGGTAGTGAACATCTAGAAGATGATGCAGTCGGAGTAGCTGAACTTTCTGCTTCTGGTACAGCATCAAGTTCCACCTTTTTAAGAGGAGATAACACTTGGTCTACTCCTTCTGGTACTAACACTGAAGAAGTCCAAGACATAGTAGGTGCGATGTTTACCAGTAATACAGAAACAAAAATAGCCGCAACTTATGATGACGGAGACGGAACCATAGACCTTGTAGTAGATGACATGACTGCAAATGATAATACTTGGAGAGGAGTCACAGCAGGTGGTAATTCGCTCGCAAGTAATGAAACCCTAGCATTTACAGCAGGTACAGGTATTTCCATATCCGAATCTGCTGGAGCAGTTACCATAACAAACTCAATTAGTGACACGAACCTCACTACTGAGGAAGTGCAAGATATAGTCGGTGCTATGTTCACTGGTAACACAGAAACAAAAATAGCTGCAACCTACCAAGATGGTGACGGAACTATAGACCTTGTAGTAGACGATATGACAGCTAATGATGATGTAGATGTTAGTGTAGCTAATTTAAAAACAAGATTAGCAGGTGGGTTCGGCAGTAATGCTGTAACGATTGGTGATTCAGATGATGTCGTAACGATTGGAAATGATCTTGTAGTAACTGGTGACTTGACTGTTTCTGGTGATACTACGACACTTAATATTGACACATTAAGTGTAGAAGATAAACTTGTTATACTCTCCTCTGGTTCAGGTGGAGGTTCTACATCTAATGCAAACGCATCTGGTCTTGTAGTTAATACAGATCAAACTAATGAACCAACATTGAAGTGGTATGAAACTGCAGCAGCAACAGGTGGACCATTTCATTGGGCTATGACAAGTAGGAACGATGCTAGTACAATAGGTCTGGCAGGTATTCAGGTTGAAGTAACATCTGGATCTCCATCAGGTTTAGAGACAGTTGGTGGGTTGTTTGCATATAACTCAGCAGATGGCACGATGTACTTCTACAACGCAGTATAGTTAATAACATAGTTAGGAGATAGTATGGCTGGTTGGAAGAAAATCCTAACCGACACTGTAAGTAATGGTGAGTGGTCAGGAGCAGACCTTGCAGTAGTTAATGGTGGTACTGGGGCTTCATCAGCAGGCTCAGCGAGAACCAATCTTGGCATCACCTATGCCAATATTGGTACTGTTGATATAAGCTCCAATACCAACTTAGCTGCTGGCACAAATATTAGCTTAAGTGGCGACACATTAAATGTAGATGATGCCTTCATAAAAAATAATGCTAGCGACACTACTTCAGGGACAATTACTGCTGCGGGTTTTACAACTACAGGTACTGCCACATTTGGTGAAGATACTTACAATACGACTCCCAACCCTACAAAACTTGCAGTTTTTGGCAGGATCTATTGTGATATAGGTGCTGGTTATCCTTTTACTGTTTATGATAGCGCAGCTGGTGAAAACTTGTTTGAAGTCGATGGGGGTGATTGTGTTAAAATAGACCCAGCAGGAGCCCTGGGCGCGACCGAATTTGGTGGTGGAATTACGATTGATGGGAATATAAGCGGTGCTACTAACATGGCTACAATTACTTCTGATATTGATAGTAGTCCTACAATATATGTTGACGATGATGCACCTTCTGGTGGTTCATCTGGCGATATATGGCTGGAATACTAATGGGACTGAATGTAAAGAACGGTGCTTCGTGGGAAGATTCAATACCATATGTAAATGTTGGTGGTACTTGGAAGAGAGCCAAAGCCTATGTTAAGGATGGAACAGAGTGGTCAGCTATATACAGAGACTACAAAGGCTTAATAATTGATGATTGGGATGATAACAAGGTCTCCAGTAGGGATACTTTTACAACAAGGGCATTTAGTGGTACAGAGCCAGATGACACAGATGACGCTTATGTTGTAACAAGACCAACTTGGGTTGTTACTAGTGGTGCTACAGCTACTGGTGGCGTATTAAAGCTATACAATCCTGGCGGTGCTACACCAAGGGCTTATGTTGACCTTACTACAGCGTTTAGTAATGGTGACTATCAAACATGGGAATGGCGAGTTAAGCTATCTTCAAGTATGAATAAGCCACAGACATTTACACTGCAGATGAATGACTCTACTAGTTGGGCTCCAACGTCGTCTTATGAAGTTCACGTTAAAAATAATGGGCAACTGAGACTCCATAGAAGGGGGCCTACCAATGCTTATCTAGCCACTGTTTCCAGTGTATTTAGTCTTGATACTTGGTATACGGTAACTTACTGCATTAGAAGTGGGCCAGGTTTGGGTGACCAGCAACATAGAGTATATGTAGATGGTAGACAAGAAATTGATGTTGCTGACAATAATCATTCAGTAGTATATACAACATGGTTTAATAGTTGGGGCGCAATATCTTCAGGCAAATATGCATATATTGATTGGTTTAAGCATTGGAATGGAAGTGGGTATCCTTACTAACCAGATGATTCTACTAAAAACAAAATTTGAAGAAACACCAGAAGAAGATGAGTTCTTTTGGGGAACAAAACTTATGCAGGCATTTCCAGAGGTAACTATCTTTCTTGAAGATTTCGATTCTGAAAAGGAAGAAGGAAATGTTTACATTGAAACTGACGGACTGGATGCTGAAACAATAGAAGCAATAATAGGACATGAGTCAGTAATTGAACAGTTAAGCTAATAAGGAGCTAATATGGATGCAGAACTCAAAGGCAGGGTAACCGAGCTGTCAACCATTAAAGACAACCTTCTGGCACAGTTGCAGAATGTTATAGGGCGAATAGATGAAATTAAAGAACTGCAGTCAAACGGCTACTATTTGGCTAAAAAGAAAGAAGCAAAAAAAAGTAAGAATAAGAATGAATAATATCAATAAAAGAAGTGAACCGAGTTTTACTAGCACCAATGATTGTCGGTGTTTTGTATCAGGGTATGATTTATCTATTGGGAAATTATCTGAGCTTGTTTTGGATAGCAGTCAGTGTTCTCTGCATTCATACAGCAAAGATACTGACGGCATTAACTATATCAAACGCGAAACAAACAAATGAATGGCAACGAAAAAAAAGACTTGCAGACTGTTTTAGATGTGCTTACCAAGCACAGGCAGGAGAGCAGTGAGCTAGCAAGTGTTGTGAATGATATTAGGATATGTCTGATGGGTGACCCAACAAAACACGAAGATTTAGGGTTGCAAGGTGCAGTAGATAAAAACACGATGTTCCGCAAGTCAGCTATAAAAGGAATGTGGGTACTAATCACTGGTTTTATCGGAATGGCGTATACCACAATAAGAAACTTACTCAAATAGGAGAACAAAATGGGCAAACTAGTAAACAATGTTGTTGGATTATTTGTTGGAGAATCATCAAAGAAACGGCAGATGGGAATAGGGGCAGCACTTGTCTGTTCTAGTATGTACTACTTCGACGCAATCAATGTCGACTTATTCGAGTCAATAATGGGACTCATTGTAATATGGATGGGTGTTGCCTATTCTGCCAAACTAAGTAAACTTGGCAATGCAATAAAGGGTCTAAAAAAATGAATATGGACCAAATATCAGAAGAAGCACTGCAGCATTTACGAGACAGGGAAGGAGAGATAAATATGATCTATAAGGATAGCCTAGGTAAACCTACTGGCGGTACAGGTCATCTAATGCGGCCCCAAGATTATCTTGACCTTGGATTAGACATGGAAAATATGCAGTATGGTACTTATCACCACCCTGGGTATAATCGTGATTTTCAGGTTGCCATAGATAGTAATGGAGACCCTATCCAACTTGATAAATCAGTTACAGATAATTGGCTATTAAACGACTCACAAACGGCATTTAATGCTGCAAATTACCAAATGAGCCAACTCGGTGAGGAATACCAGAACAATGAGGCATTAAGAGATACGCTAATTAGTGTGAACTACCAGATGGGAGAGAACTGGTATAAACCTAAAAGCGAAGGAGGAAAGGGATTTAAGGGTGTCTGGGAAGGAATGCAGGAGGGTGATTGGGAAAAAGCTGCAGGTAATGTCGAATGGCAGAATCCCACGACAAAACTAAATAAGACAGGTTGGCACAACCAAACACCTGATAGAACTAACGACTTTATGAAAGGACTCCGAGCAATGAACACTCCGAGCGCTGAGATGGCTACGCTTGATCCATTTGGATACGGCACAGAAACGGAAGAACCGAGTTCATATAATACTAGTAATGTAGCTTACGGTTATTATCCAGGGAGATTTAAAGATTGAATGGATCCTAGACTATTATACTTAGCACGACAAAATAAAAAGGATATTGAAAAATTCCTTCGTTGGAGACCTTCCATTGATAAAAGCTATGATGATTTAATAGCTGATATACAATCAGGGAATTTAAGTGTTAATTATGTTCCTGAAGATGAATGGGAAGCTCATGCTTCTAATACATATCCTGACAGAGCACCAGAAGATCTTCCTGGCGGTTGGTATAGTAGAAGAGATGATACAATAAATGTTCCAGACTCAGAGTGGGGAAGAGAAGAATCCTTACCTCATGAGCTTATGCACTATTTTGGTTCGCATACTCCTGGACAATACTCAGTTCCAGAAATAAATAAGTACCAGCAATTAGATATGGATTTAAAAGGATGGCTACCATCATTGCATCCTGGAGGTCGAAGACCTACTTTACCTGGCAAAACTAAATTAGGACAATGGTGGAATGAAAAACTCGCTACCAAAGATAGCGAGTATTCAAACAAAAAAGGATATCATCCTTGGCTTGATGAGCACGCTTTTGATACAGCTCTTAGTGAGCGCGGGCAAGGGATTGCAAATTCTGATTTTGCCAGCGGAGAACCATTAAGAAGGGATCCATTTGGATATGGCACAACTGTTCCCATTTCAACAGATGTGGATATAGATCCATTATTAGTACGGTAATTATTCAAGGAGATAAGAAAATGAATGGGAACGAAAGAAAAGATCCATTTGGATTTGGGACTGATGTTTTGCCAGACGGTGCAACTGTCACCGAGGAGGCGCTGATGGACAACACTCCTAACACCATGGATATGACGCGAGGAAGTCTTCAGTGGGGAAATAGTAGAGGGGACCGTTATAACTGGGGCGGTTATATACCTGGAAGTTATAAGGGCTTAGGCCCAGGGCCAGTGGGAAAGGAAAGCTCGAACTGGCCTGGCTCACCAGGTTCAACACGAGCAGTTTATGAGGCGGCTCTGGATTATATGGGCAAAGGATGGAAAAAGCAAGGCCCTAACTCCAAGATCACCCCAGAAGCCTGGAGACACGCAGATCCCCTTAATCAATATAATCATCCAAGAAATAGGCAATTAATCCAGGATTTCTTGGATGCTGATGAGTGGGACTACGACTACTAAAATAACAAGGTGCCCGTAAGCAAAGAAAGAATTGAGGAGATACTCGGGTATTATCTCCTCCACGGCGAAGACGCTACTTGTGACACCTTTGGTATTAAGTCACCAACATTAAGGCGTTATAGACGAGAATCAAAACAGTTTGATATACCTGATGTTAATAAAACTGTTGCATTACGAAAGATAGCAGAGCAATATTCATCTAAAGAGCTCGAAGCTATCGCAAAAGGTGGTAGGGTTACACCAGGTCAACCTAGTATACCAGTTATTGATCTACAGGGCGACAGAACAAGAATAGGTGTAATGGGTGACATTCATTTCGGCAGTAAATACTGTCTTTATGAGCTTGTTGACATTGCATTTTCAGAATTTGAAAAAGAAGGATGTGACATCATCTGTCAGGTAGGGGACTTAACTGAAGGGATGTCCAACAGGGCTGGCCATGTATATGAACTTGATAAAATAGGATATCAT